ATGAGGAAGGATTCGGACAGCTTGCATCATATCTGTGCAAACCGTTTCCGGAAGAACTTGAGCAGACAAGCATATTTGACCCGGAAGAGATCAAGCGCGCATCCAGTCTTTCTTCAAGCAGAAACTTAGTACGTCCGGAACCGAAGAAGAAAGCATATGTCCGGCGGACAATGAAGAAGATCATCACGGATGGACCGGTAGCCCGTCCGGGGTATTACATAGATAAAAAATCAATTAGAATTGGAATAAATCAAGTAACAGGGTACAGCTATGTCTATTACACGGAAGTAAAGATACAGCAGACCAAGAGAGTGATACGAGCACCGGGCGACGATTGGTCGAAGTTGCACCGGTGCAACGAAAGGAAGAGACGAAATGCAGGAAGTGAGGATATATATTGAGACTTCGACGATTGCGCCGCGCGCCACAAAGGCAGATGGTATGTACGTGATGGAAGCATACGAAGATGGACGGCAGATGCTGTACAAGGGCGAGCCTGTGATTGTGTACGATGTGATGCATTTTGAACATTGCAATACAAACATTATCACGTTGACGTTGCTCATTGCAGCGTTGGAGCGAATGCAGAAAGGATGTACTGTGCATATCCACACACGCACGGAACATGTATTCTGGACGTTGAAAAATGACTGGCTGACCGGCTGGAAGAAAACCGGCTGGAAGTCTGCGAGAGGTGTTGCAATCAAGAATGCAGAAATGTGGGAAAAAGTCGAGTATTTACTCAATAAAAATGAGAGTTGGACTGTATCCGAGGACACGCACGAGTGGAAGGCTTGGATGCAGGAGAAGATGAAGAAAAAGGAAGCATGTTAAGAAGGTGAAAAAATTGTCAAATATAGAAATGCGTAATCAGAAGATTATAGAAAATATCAAACTGGTGTATTTCCATCTGAACAAATATCGAGGATTTCCCAATTATGAGGACATTGTCCAGGTGGGTATGCTGGCATTAGTGGAGGCTATCGACAGAAGCAAGGATTTGGAACATCTGAATCGTAATTACATAGGGCTGTATATACGTGGATATGTGGAGCGATTTGTCAATTATGAAGATGTACCGCTTCGAACGCAATTCAATAGACCAGACGTAGAGAAACCACAGTATGTGGCAGCGGATAAGGCAGTTAATGAAGCTGGAGAGTCTTATGCAGATGTATTTCTTGCAGATACTCATGATTATATTGGAGAGCTGGTTACTATGATAGATTTCGGTCATATGGTTGATCAGCTGTCTCCGAGAACACAGAAGCCGATGCGGTGCATGCTGCAGGGATATGGCATGACCGATACAGCAAAAATGTGCGGTATATCGTTTGAACGAGTGAGACAGATCAAGAAGCTGTGCAATAGAGAACTGGTTGCAAGTGAGGTGTGACATGACATATAGAGAATTTTTAGAAAGCAAAATTGACCTTGCAACGGACAGCGGATTTGTGGTTGATCGTTCAAAGATCAATCCGGCATTGAAACCGCATCAGGCAGATGCTGTTGCATGGGCACTTAAGGGCGGACGCCGGGCATTGTTTGAAGCGTTTGGACTTGGAAAAACGGTACAGGAGATAGAGTTCTGCCATCTGGCAGCAGAACATACCGGCGGCAGAGCTTTGATTGTATTGCCTCTTGGAGTGAAGCAGGAGTTTACCAGAGATGCGGTGGAGCTGCTCGGATATGAGAAGCCGGAGTACTGCCGGACAATGGAAGAGGTCAAGGCGTGTGACAGTCAGATTGTGCTGACAAACTATGAGCGAGTGAGAGATGGCGATATAGATCCATCGTACTTCGCTGCAACATCACTAGATGAAGCAAGCGTTCTCCGCTCATTTGGAAGTAAGACTTATCAGACATTTTTGGATAAATTCAAGAACGTTCCGTATAAGCTTGTAGCCACGGCTACACCATCGCCGAATAAGTACAAGGAGCTTATACACTATGCCGGATATCTTGAAGTCATGGACACAGGACAGGCGCTGACAAGATTTTTCCAGCGGGATAGTACAAAGGCAAACAACCTGACGCTGTATCCGAACATGGAAGATGAGTTTTGGCTGTGGGTGTCAAGCTGGGCGCTGTTCGTTACAAAGCCGTCAGATCTCAATCCGGATTATTCCGATGCAGGATATGATTTGCCGCCGCTTGAAGTTAGATGGCATGAGATACCGATTCATTATGGAGATTCTGTTGACAGGGATGGGCAGATGCAGCTTTTTCAGGAAGCAGCGGAAGGATTGAAAGAAGCGGCAACAGTCAAGCGGGATAGCATAGACATCCGGGTGCAGAAGATGAAAGAGATCGTGGATGCTTCGCCGGATGATCATTTCTTGTTGTGGCACGATCTGGAGAGCGAACGGCATGCAATCAAAAAAGCGTTGCCAGAGGCAGTTGATATCTATGGAGCTATGGACTATGAGATGAGAGAACAGCGTGTAATTGATTTCTCGAATGGAAAGACACGGCTGTTTGCAACAAAGAAATCGCTGTCCGGCTCGGGGTGTAATTTCCAGCGGTATTGCCACCGGGAAATATTCCTTGGTATTGATTATGAATTCAATGATTTTATTCAAGCAATCCACAGATGTTACCGATTCTTGCAGAGTCAGCCGGTTGTGATTGACATTATCTACATGGAGAACGAGCGGCAGATCAAGGAAGCATTGCTGGAGAAATGGAAGAATCATAATTACATGGTCCAGCGGATGGTTGAGATTGTGAAGAAGTATGGACTGAATTCAGCGAACAAAGCTGAACGATTGGAAAGGAAGATGGGAGTGGAAGGAACAAGAGAAGAACGAACCGTGCGAGGTAATCACTATGAAGCGGTATACGGCGACTGTGTGGAAGAAACACGTGTTATGGCAAGTAACAGCGTTGATCTGATACATACGTCGATACCATTCGGCAATCACTACGAGTACAGCGCAAATTATAACGACTTTGGACACAACCAGGATACAGAGCGGTTCTTTGTACAGATGGACTACCTGACGCCGGAGCTTCTGCGAGTGTTAAAGCCGGGTAGAGTGGCAGCAGTGCATGTTAAAGACAGAGTGCTTTTTGGAAATGCGACTGGTACCGGGATGCCGACGATCGAGCCGTTTCATGCGGATTGTATCGAACATTACATGAAACATGGGTTTATGTATTTCGGCATGATCACTGTTGTGACGGATGTTGTACGAGAGAATAACCAGACATACCGCCTTGGCTGGTCTGAACAGTGCAAGGATGGCACCAAGATGGGTGTAGGATGCCCGGAATATATCCTATTGTTCCGAAAGCTCCCAACGGATCATAGCAAAGCATATGCAGATGATCCAGTATCAAAGAGCAAGGAAGAATACACAAGGGCACAATGGCAGATAGACGCACATGGATATTGGAGATCGTCGGGCAATCGTCTGATCAGTAAGGATGAGCTGAAAGAGATATCGGTGGATAATCTGCAGAAAGCATACAGGAAATACAGCAGAGAGAGCGTGTACAACTATGAAGAGCATGTGAAGCTTGCAAAAGAGCTTGATAAGGACGACAGACTGCCGGCAACATTCATGGTGGTTGCTCCGGGATCATGGAACCAGATTGAGGTGTGGGATGATATCAACCGGATGCGGACGCTTAACACGACACAGAGCCGCAGAAGAGCGCAGATGCATGTATGTCCATTGCAGCTTGATATCGTGGAGCGAATCATCAACAGATACAGCAATCCGGGAGATGTCGTATATGATCCGTTCGGCGGACTTATGACGGTACCAATGACGGCGGTTAAGATGGGAAGATATGGTAAAGGCTGTGAGTTGAATCCTGATTATTTCCGAGATGGAGTTGGATATCTGCAGGCGGCAGAAAACGAGATGGACGAGCTGACGCTGTTTGATTTTATGTAAAAAGATTATGTGGCGGGTTCGAGGGGAATCGAACCCCTCGGTGTCCAAAGATTTACTTACCATCTGTTCCTGCAACATTGGATTCCAGCGCAAACCCACACACACCTGCGCCCGCCGTTAGCTTTTTAAAAAAATCATATATTGCCATAATAGTCCCTCCAGTAAGTGTAATGCTTAATTTAAGATTAGTTGTAATTGTATGTTCATATATGGCGGAACAGCATGAGATAAATAATGTAAGTAAATATGTTATTGGCAAATTATATCAATATTATATTGCCATTAAATTAGAAAATCAAGGAAAGGAGACATAAAATACATGTTACAAGAACAATTTGATTTCTTGGAAGATATAGAGATTGATAAGCCAGATGTGGAATTCCAGAAGTGGAAAGAACAGAAGCGTGAAGCAAAGAGCCGGATGATTGCCATGCAATGTCAGCCTTACGAAGTAAAAAAGGAACGATCCAAGCTCCGGGCAATAGAATTTCTTCAGGAGATGGATAAACGTGGGAAAGTAGCACATGTCAGTGTTGGTGGACTTGATAGCATTACATTGCATGTGTTCTTGAAATCTATCGGAATTGATGTACCGGCAATATCAGTATCAAGTCTGGAAGATGCAAGTATTCAGAAAGTGCACAAAGCGCTTGGTGTGACAATTCTGCATTCATATAAGACGAAGACACAGGTATTGAATGAGGTTGGATTTCCGGTAATCAGTAAGCGTATAGCAGGTAAGATTGCATTGTTACAGAATCCGACGGAAAAGAATAAAACTGTCAGACATGCGATTATTACAGGTGAATGTGGAGAACTCGGACATTTTCAGAAGAATAGCAGGATGAAACTGCCGCAGAAGTGGTTGAAATTGTTCGGAGGGTATGAAAACGAAAATGAAGGAGTGAACTATCAGAAACCGGATTTCAAGGTATCAAATGATTGTTGCTACTGGCTCAAAGAAAAACCATGTGACGACTGGGCGAGGGAACATCAGAGCTATCCGTATCTTGGAATGATGGCATCGGAAGGCGGGCAGAGAGAAGAAGCGCTTACTGATCACGGATGCAACTACTATGGAAAAACCACAATGCGATCGGCTCCGTTTGCACCGTATATGCGAAATGACATATTAAAGCTGGCATTGGAAATGGATGATTGGTATCACAAAAACATGGATGTGTTTGTGAAGTTGTACTATGAGCAACCTTACAGCAAAGACAAGAATGGAAATGTAATACCATATGAGCCGGTGGATAGCATTATACCGGATATTTACGGCGATGTAGTACAGGATCCGTGTGGAAATCTTCGGACTACAGGAGCACAGCGAACCGGATGTAGTATGTGTGGCTTTGGCATTCACATGGAGAAAAGACCACATAGATTTGATAAATTGCGAGAGCGTAACCAGAAAGAATGGGAGTATTACATGTACCGGTGTTGTACAGATCCAGAGACTGGAGAGAAATATGGCTGGGGAAGAGTTCTCAATTACATAGGAGTTCCGTGGGAAGATTATCCGGCAATTCAGATGGAGTTGCCATTAGATCAGATGATGTAGCGTCGAAATTTGTCGAACTTTGAAAATTGAATAGTGATGGTTGGAGTGGTATAATTTTTATATCAAACTATAGGAGGGATATAGATGTTTACAGAACAAGATATTCTAAATGTTATAGAGGTATACGAATCAAGGGGCATTGTAACGAGGGATGACTTTGGTAATTTAGATTCAAGACCGTTATCTGATGAGGTATTGGTTGAGTTACATCGAAGAGGTTACAGAAGTGCTAAGATGACAGAAGCTCATTTACCTCAATTTGTAGATTATTCTAGGGCAATTTATGATCCTGATCAATTTGATCCAGATGAAGCAGACGATTTTTTAATTAAGTATGTGCTTCATGAATATTAAGATTATAATATTGATACCAACCATCATTATTCGATGGTTGGTATTTTTTTGCGCAAAAATAGGTAGTGGAAGGAGTGGAAGTTGTGAAAAACTGTCCATGTAAGGAATGCGTAGACAGGAAAGTTGGTTGTCACAGTGTATGCGGGAAGTATAAAGCATTCACAGAGACACAACGAAAAAAGAATGAATGTATAAGAAAACAGAAAGAAGCATTGAGTGAGTATCTTGATATGAAACAGGAATGTGTAAAGAGAGCAAAAAGGAGGATGCGTAATGGCAAATAGAGAAATATGCAAATATTGCAGAAATCTTGTACTATTTGGCGAAGAGATACCAGATGAGCGGGCAGAGGAGCATGCAATCATGATGTGCGACTGCCAAGGAGCGAGAATCCATCAGAGAGCGAGAAAAAGACAGGAGAAGGCAAAAGACAACATTAAGCTGGCAATCAATGAGACGGACGAGGAAGTGTGCGAGTATCTGAAACAGTGCGTTGAGCTGGTTGATCGGAGAAACATAGTGAAGATAACAGTGGACAATGGAAGAGGTGTTAAAATCACGATCAGCAAGACAAATAAGGACACAATCAAGGTAACGAAAAAAGTGAGCAAGGACGTGGTTTATGATGAGTAGATTGATTGACGATATGAGCTTGAAAGATCGAGTAAGTGAGTACACTTTGAGCCCGGATGAATACCAACGGTTCTGCAGAATTATTGACGCAGAACCTACGGCATATAACGTAGATAATGTTTTGAAGCAACTGGAAGAGGAAAAAGAGCTTTCATATGCCGATTTTGACGAGTATGTGGATAAAGTATGTCCTTGCTTGGATGCAGAATATGATGACTTGTACCACAGAGGACTGGATAGAGCGATCGAGATAGTAAAGCAAGGAGGGGAATCATGAGTAGATCTATCATGCAGAACAAAGATGGATGTTGTTACATGTGCGATCTGCTCGGAATCCGGCAGCAGGGCTATACGATTGAGGAGCATCATTGCTTTGGAGGTCCGAATAGGAAATTGTCGGAAAAGTATGGTTTGAAGGTTTACCTGTGCCCGGAGCATCACCGGACAGGACCGGATGCGGTACACCAGAACAGCGACTATATGCAGATATTGCACGAAGCGGCACAGAAGGCTTTCGAAGAGCACTATCCAGATAAGAGCTTCCGGGAGATCTTCGGGAAGAATTACCTGTAAAGTCTAGTAAATACTAGATAAAGATGCACATTGAAAAGTGAATACTGGTCAGAAATTTTTCATCTTTTTTAATAAAAAGCATTGACATACGGTACACCGTATGGTATTATAATACTTGTAAGGAGGTGAATAAGAAATGGCTAAGAAAAAACAAAAGAAAAAGCCCAAACTTGAAAAAGTCGCAATCGTAACAGGCATCCTGCAAGGCATAGCAACCATCGTATGCTTGATCTACGAAACCTTCTTCAAGTAAGGGCACAGGCGGTGGGAATATCCCACCCACCGCCTAATTTTATTCTAAGCCATTTTTGAAGATATGTCTATAAGAAAAGTATTAACAATTATTAGCACCTGTTCGGCGGCGGTTCTTGTGTACTATGCAATCAGAAAAGGATTGGATGCGGCTATTGCAATAGCACTTGTATTGAGTATGGCATCAATTGGATTAAATATATATTGTGAGGTGCACGATGGAAGAAAAGAAGATTAGACCGCAGGACAAGTGGAATGCAAAAGCTGGCTTGATAAGCAAATCATATAAGCTGAAGCGAGATCTGGTAGAGGCATTTGCAGATGCATGTGAGAAGGCTGGAGTAAGTCAAGCTGGACAGCTTAGCATGATGATGAAAGAATTCATCGAGAAAAACAAGTAAATACAAGAAAAGGAAAGGTACTGACCAGTATTCATTGGTTGGTACCTTTTTTATTTTGGCACTAAGAAAATATATCATAAATCTAAAGAAGGAAGGGGGTGAGAATCCGGGAAACCGGATACTATGGCAGAACTGTTGATTGAGATTGATGAGAGATACAAGGATGCACACGGCAATCCAAGAGTGCTTGCAGTATGTCCGTGTTGTCATGAAAGAAAGTGGTATCTTGGCAATCAAGGAGAAATACTAGATCAAATGTGTTGGAGCAGTGTGCACTATTGCGATAACTGCGGTACAAAGCTGGATTGGAAAGCTGAGCAAAAGACAGAAACACAGAAGATACGGGAGCAGGCACTGTTAGAGTTTCTCAATGAATATTACAAAGACAGTGGAGGCAGCAGGAGCGAAAGCTATATTATAGCGTATCGGACGGCGCGACGCCTGTTGGATGCGTGGAACAAAGAAGAACAGCAGCATATAAATGCAAGAGTATATGATCGGAGGATATAGAGATGGCAAAGGTATATATTGGAGTAGGACATGGTGGGAGCGATCCAGGAGCAGTGAAGTATCTGGTAGAAAAAGATATTGATCTGCAGATGGCAAAGGGATGCCGCGATTATCTGAAAGAGCATGGCGTAGATGTATTGATTAGCAGAACTGGAGATATTGATAGCTCAATCAACGAAAAGACAACAATGTGCAATCATTGGGGCGCAGATCTGGCACTGGACATACACAACAACGCAGGAGGCGGAGAAGGCTTCGAAGTATGGCACAGTGTGAACGGCGGCAAAGGAAAGGTGCTTGCACAAAATATCGAGAAAGAAGTTTTGAAGATCGGGCAGAAAAGCCGAGGCTTAAAGACAGAAAAGAACGCATACGGAAGCGATTATTTTGGATTCATTCGACAGACGAAATGCCCGGCGATTATCTGCGAGGGTGTATTTGTAGACAATAAAGCTGATGCGGCAAAAGCGGATACTGAAGAGAAGTGCCGGGCGTTTGGTGTAGCATATGCGAAAGGAATCCTTGCAACGCTTGGTATGAATACAGAACAGAGTGCAGACGGAGAAACAAAGACACTGGAGCAGGCAGCAGTCAAACCGGAACAGGCACAGGCAGATACATATAGGGTTAAGGTCACAGTATCTGCACTAAACATCCGGAAGGGAGCAGGTACCAACTATCATACAACCGGATGCATCCGTGACAAAGGTGTATATACGATCGTTGCGGAGGCTGCCGGAACAGGAGCAACGAAGTGGGGCAAGCTTAAAAGCGGCGCCGGATGGATTGCATTAGATTATACCAAACGAGTGTAAAGGGGCGATGCGAGAAATGCCAAGACATAGAAATACGGTGGCAAAGTACAACATAAGCAAGCATAGATATCTTGAATTATATCACTATTGCATGCAGTATCCGGAATGGATAAAAGAGTTGAAAGAACTGCGCGGACTACGCTCGCACGAACAGACGGCAGGAACAGGACTTTCAAACCCAACTGCAAGTGCGGCAATAAAGGCAGCGGAATTAAGCGCAAGATGCAAGACCATCGAAGATACAGCATACGAAGCGAACAAAGAGATTGCAATGTACATTCTTGCAGGTGTGACAGACGAAGAGTGCACATATAAGACGCTTGAGGCGCGTGGGATGCCAGCATCACGCACATTATATTATCGCGGTCGTAGAAAATTCTACTACCTATTGTCACAAAAACTGAAATGAGGAGAAAATATGAAAACGGAACATGAGATTATCGAGGAATACATTGACTACTATAACGAAAGGGAATTTGTAGAGAGCCTGACGTTGCAAGATCAGATGCTTTATAGACTTGCATTAAGAGAGACGTATTCATACTTGTTTTTTAAGCTATATGTAAGAGTGAGAGAATTCTTCGGAAGTTTTAAGAAAAAATGAAAGTGGAGTACTCAGGGGACATTTTAAGTGATATTATGATAGCATAAGATATTTGAGAGACACGAAGGCAGCAGTTGTATGGAAACATATAGCTGCTGTTTTGCGTAGAAAGGAGAGACGATGAAACAGACGATATGTACAGCAGTAGGAATGATTGGATCTGCGATTGCTTCGGTATTTGGTGGATGGGATGCGGGAACCGTAACTTTGCTCATATTCATGGCGATTGATTATGTATCCGGTTTGGTTGTAGCGGGAGTGTTCCACAAAAGCAACAAGACAGATACCGGAAGCCTGGAGAGCAAAGCAGGATGGAAAGGCTTATGCAGAAAGTGCATGACACTTGTGTTCGTGATCGTGGCATACAGATTAGATCTTGTGATTGGAACGAATTATATCCGCGACGCGGTTGTGATTGCATTTATCGCAAATGAAACGATATCACTGGTAGAAAACGCAGGACTTATGGGCGTAAAGCTCCCGGCAGTAATCACAAAGGCAATCGATGTCCTTCAGAAGAAATCAGAGGAAGAATGATGTATAACGATACCAGATGGAAAAGGAAACGCGCATCCGTATTGAGACGGGATGCATATCAGTGTCAGGAGTGCAGACGCTACGGAAAGCGAAGACAAGGAGAGCATGTGCATCATGTATTCCCGGTTGAATACTATCCGGATGAGAGATACAACGACTGCAACCTGATAACCTTGTGCCAGTCCTGCCACAACAAGATGCATGACAGGGATTCGCACGAGCTTACAGCGTATGGAAAACAGTTACAAATGCGTATGAAGAAGAGATATGGCAGCAGACTCCCCCCTCTCTAGCGATTTTGGAGCGGGTGAGGATAGAACGGTTGGTGAAAGCATTTCCAAATACGCGGGATTTTTTGAGAAAGGGGGAAACCGGGTGAAAAAGACAGCATGGAAAAATCGAATAATATCAGCAGCCAAGGCGGTTGGCACGTATCGGGATGCTTTTCTTCCGATGATCGATACGCTCGCAAATATACTTGCAGAGCGTGACAAAATCTATCAGGAATACGTCGAAACCGGTGCCAAACCTGTAGTGGAGCATACGAACAAAAACGGAAGTACCAACATGACCAAAAATCCGCTGCTGGTGAGCTGGGGCGACATGAATACATCCGCGCTTGCGTATTGGCGTGATCTTGGGCTCACACCGGCAGGGCTGAAAAAGATTGATGAATCTGCAATCAAAACCAAGAAGACATCGGCATTAGGAGATATTCTGCGGGACATTGGCAGCTAAGAAGTATAGGCAGGTAGCGATCGACTATGCCAGGGATGTAGTTGCGGGAAAGATCATTGCCGGAAACAATGTACGAGAGTGCAAACGGTTCCTGGCGGATCTGGAACGCGATGATCTTGAGCTGCACACGAAAGAGCCGGATTTTGTGATCAATATCATTGAGCGGGTAATGGTTCACGTGAAGGGAGAGGACCTGCAAGGGCACTCTCTGCGGAATACTCCGTTGATATTGCAGCCATGGCAGATATTTATCGTATATAACTTAATAGGATTTTACTATAAAGGTACTCAGATCAGACGATACAAAGAGGCCTTTATTTTTGTCCCGCGAAAGCAGGGGAAAACACTTTTTATAGCGGCGCTGGCTTTTGCTCTGGGGTTATTAGAGCGTAAATCAGGTGCGACGATCTATATTGTTGCAGCGGCACTGAAACAGGCAAAGCAGAGCTTCGACGATATCCTGCATACTTTGCGATACCGGGGCATGATAGGCGAGTTCAAAGTACTGAATAACAATGCACAGCACTCTATCGAGTACACGTTTTACAACGAGGACGAAGAACCGGAAGGATCTCTGTACATCGAAGCACTCGCCAGCAATCCGGACACGCAGGATTCATTCAACTGTAACATAGCCATCGCGGACGAAGTGCATGCTTTTAAGCGTGCATCCCAGTACAACCGGTTCAAAGAAGCAATGAAGGCATACACAAACAAGCTGATGATCGGCATCACAACGGCAGGTGACAATATGAATTCATTTTGTTACCGCCGGTTGGAATATGCCAACAAAGTGCTGGATGGCATCGTGAAGGATGATACATTGTTCTGCTTTGTATCGCGCGCGGATCAGGACGAGAAAGGAAATGTAGATTTTACGAATCCGATACAGCATGAAAAGGCAAATCCGGGATACGGTGTGACAATCCGCCCGGAAGATATTCTGAACGATTCTATACAGGCACAGAACGATCCGCAACAGCGGAAGGATTTTCTAAGCAGACAGTTGAATGTATATACCACGGCGATGAAGGCATATTTCGACATCAAAGAGTTTCAGAATTCGGATAAGCAGTACAACTGGAGCATAGAGGAGCTGGCAAAGCTCAAAATTGACTGGTACGGCGGCGCCGACCTGTCGAAGCTGCACGATCTTACTGCGGCGGCGCTGTTCGGACACTATAAAGGTGTTGATATCATTATCACGCATGCATTCTTCCCGGTTGTGGAAGCAGCAAGGAAAGCAGATGAAGACAACATACCGCTGTTTGGATGGCGGGACGATGGATGGCTGACCATGTGCAATACACCAACGGTCAATGTCGGTGACATTGTAAATTGGTTTAAGGAGATGCGGAGCAAGGGCTTCAAGATCAAGCAGGTTGGCCACGATAAGAAATTTGCACGTGAGTATTTTATCCAGATGAAGAAAGCAGGGTTCAAAATCATAGATCAGCCACAGTATTTCTATGTGAAGTCAGAAGGCTTCCGGCATATTGAGAAGTCGGCGAAGGATGGCAAATTGTATTACTGCCATTCGGATGCATACGAATACTGTGTGCAGAATGTACACGCCATTGAAAAGACAGACGATATGATCCAGTATGAAAAGATAGAACCGACGGCGCGTATTGACTTATTCGATTCAAGCGTGTTTGCGTGCGTCAGATTTTTGAATTCACTTGAAAAGAGTGAGAAATCAAAGAGCTGGTGGGGAGGTGAGAATGAAGATGAGTAAAAAGAATAACGTGCTACAGCGGGCACTAAGAAAAGCAGGAAGAAAGCGGTCAGCGGTGCTGATCGGAAGCAACGAAGCATATGATCTGTTATGCGGTGCCGGGTATACATCATTAGACCAGAATCCGGAGATTGTAGCCGCCTGCCGGAAGATTGCGGAAGTTATCGGAGCCATGACGATTCATATCATGCAGAACACCGAACGCGGCGACGAGCGTGTGATCAATGAGCTGTCGAGAAAAATTGACATCAATCCATGCAGCACAATGACACGGCAGACGTTCATAGAAGCAGTGGTGATGAACCTGCTCCTGTATGGCAAAGGCAATTCGGTTGTAAAGGTCTATACAGAGGACGGCTATATCGCCGATATGGAGCCGGTGGCAGCAGGCAGAGTCACCTATCAGGGCGACTATAGAAATTACCGGATACTGATTGACGGCATCCCATACCAGCCGGATGATGTGCTTCATTTCGTCTATAATCCGGACAAGACATACATGTACCGGGGGCAAGGCGTGACAGCACAGCTTAAGGATGTTGCAGATAACCTGCGGCAGGCACAGGTCACTACAAACGCTTTTATGAAAAGCAAATGGAAGCCATCACTGATCATCAAGGTAGATGGCATGGTAGAAGAGTTTTCAAGCCCGAAGGGCAGAAAGAAGCTGATAGACGAGTATATGACATCCGGAGAAGCCGGAGCACCGTGGCTGATACCTGCGGAACAGTTTGAGATAAATCAGGTCAAGCCGCTTTCCTTATCAGATCTTGCAATTGCGGATAATGTGAAGCTGGATAAGCAGACAGTCGCGGCAATCCTTGGTGTTCCGTCGTTTGTACTGGGCGTTGGCGAGTACAAGCAGGAAGAATGGAATTACTTTGTCAAGACCAAGGTACGAGAAATAGTGACAGGCCTACAGCAGGAGATGACGCGGAAACTGATATACAGTCCGAATATGTATATCAAGTTCAATGTTCTGTCCGTGATGGATTGGGATCTGACGACGATAGCATCCGTATTCGGTTCGCTGTCAGACCGTGGATTTGTGACTGGAAATGAAGTCAGAGACAAGATAGGCATGTCACCAAAGGAAGGCTTGGATGAACTTAGAGTGCTTGAAAACTATATTCCGTGGGATATGGCAGCGGCACAGAAGAAACTGGTACAGAAGGGAGATAACAATGGATAGACATATTCGACAGACACGATCTGTCGCATCGGAATTTAATACGCGGGAAGACGGCGAGGCACTTTCGATAGAAGGTTACTTCGCCGTTTTTAATAGCACCTATAACATTATGCCGGGGATGAGTGAGAGTGTAGCGCCTGGGGCGTTTACAGATACGATATCCGGCGATGTACGTGCACTGATCAACCATGATACAGGGCTTGTGCTCGGAAGAACCAAAGCAGGCACATTGACACTGCGGCAGGATGAACGCGGACTCTGGGGGCATATCGACATCAATCCGGATGATTCGGACGCGATGAACCTGTATGCCAGAGTGAAACGTCACGATGTAGATCAGTGCAGCTTCGGCTTTGACATTCTGGACGAAGAGACGGAAGCCCGCGAGGACGGATCCGTACACTGGACAATTAAGAAGGTGGAACTGTATGAGGTGTCGGTATGCACCTTCCCGGCATACGAAGAGACAAGTGTCAATGCGCGAAAGAAGGATGCAGATACCATCCGGGCGCGACAGACCGAGGTGTGGAAGCTTGACATGAAGAAAAAATTAAAAGGAGGAAGCGAATCATGTTAAAAGCAATTATGCTCAGAAAGAAGCTGAGCGAAGTCACAAAGAAGCTCACAGAGGCACGTGAGAAGGCAAAGGAGCTTGCAACACGTGAGAAGGAGCTTGAGGCAGCCATCGACGAAGCACAGACTGAGGAAGAGAAGGAGGCGGTCAATCAGGAAGTCGAACAGTACGAGAAGGACAAGACGGAAAATGAGGAATCCGTCCGGAATCTGGAACAGGAAGTATCCGATACAGAGAAAGAGCTTGCTGATCTGGAGGAGAAACAGAGACAGGCTGCACCGGCAGCAGATACAACAAAGAGAGGAGAAGATACAGTGAAGACAATGACCACAAGAAAGAAGTTTTTTGGAATGAACAATCAGGAGCGTGATGCGTTCCTTGCGCGGGAGGACGTACATACCTTCCTGGAGCGTGTGCGTACACTTGGCACAGAGAACAGATCAATTACCAATGCGGAGCTTACTATCCCGGATGTAATGCTTGAGCTGCTCCGTGAGAATATCGAAGGATATTCCAAGCTCTATAAGCATGTTAACGTAAAGAGCGTACCGGGAAAGGCACGTCAGAACATCCAGGGCACCATCCCGGAGGGTGTATGGACAGAGATGTACGCCGCACTGAACGAGCTTTCGCTTTCGTTCAACAATACAGAAGTAGACGGCTACAAGGTCGGTGGATATCTTGTATTCAACAATGCGGTACTGAAGGATTCTGATGTTAATCTTGCTGAGACAATCGTTACAGCACATGGACAGGCGATTGGATTGGCACTCGATAAGGCAATCCTGTATGGAAAAGGCACAAAGATGCCGCTTGGTATCGTGACACGCCTTGCGCAGGCAGCAAAGCCGGAGAGCTACCCGGAAACTGCACGTACATGGGTTGATCTGTCATCAACAAATATCAAGTCGATTGCGGCTGCTAAGACCGGTGTAGAGCTCTTCAAGGAGATCATCAAAGCATCCGGTGCGGCAAAGGGTAAGTATTCGACCGGTACACGATTCTGGGCAATGAACGAGACGACGAAGACAACGCTTGTATCAGAGGCGCTTTCCTTCAATGCGGCCGGTGCCCTCGCTACAGGCATGAACGACACCATGCCAATCATCGGCGGCACCATCGAGACACTTGATTTCATCCCGGACAATGTGATCATCGGCGGTTATGGAGACCTCTATCTGCTTGCAGAGCGTGAGGGTACAAGCATCGCACAGTCCGAGCATGTGAAGTTCCTGGAAGATCAGACAGTATTCAAGGGTACCGCAAGATACGATGGTATCCCGTCAATCGCAGAGGGCTTTGTAGCAATCGGCATCTCCGGCACAAAACCGACAGCCGACATGACCTTTGCGGACGATACAGTAAATGCCAAGGCGGCAGCAGGAACAAAGGAATAAGAGGTAGCGTATGACAGATGCAGATAGATTGACGATGTTGAAGATTGACCTCGGCATATCGGCTGAGGTGTACGATCAGCGGCTGACACGGTATCTGCAGGCAGCACAGACGGAGATAGAGCGGGAGGGTATTACCTTCCCGCCGGAGCCGCCTGTAGATGATGAGGAGCTGATCATAAGCTATGCCGCGTGGAAATGGCGGCAGCGGGCAACCGGAGAGGGTATGCCGCGGATGCTCCGGTATGCGCTGAATAACCGCCTGTTGTCGCAGAAAGCGAGGACAGAAGATGGATGACGAAATCATATTGATCGCGGTTAAGACTGGGACAGATGATATCGGCAATCCGGTTGTCGTTGAGAAGACCGAGCGTGCAGTAATATGCAAAGTACAGTCTGTTGATCGCCAGGAATTCTTCAAAGCCGGGCAGGTCGGTATGAATCCGAAGTATCGCTTTGACACAGATAAGGTAAATTACAACGGCGAAGAGCTTGTGAAGTACAAAGACAAGGTATATGGGATCTATCGCACCTATGAGCGTACAGATTCCGATACGATCGAGCTGTATGCCGAAGAGAAAGCAGGGGTGACGTATGTCGAACAAGACGATTAAAATTGGACAGCTTGATATGGAATTACAATCGATTTTTTCGGCGTTTGAGCATCATGTGCACACTGCGGTTGATACGGCAGCGGAGAAAACAGCCGAGGAAGCTGTAAAGAAGCTGAAAAAGACCTCACCCAAAAACAAGCGTGCAAAAAGAGGAAAAAAGTACAAAAATGGATGGAAATACAAGAAAACATCAGAAGGAATGACTGTGTATAACGAGCAGTACCAGCTGACACAACTTCTTGAGAACGGACATGACATCATCATCAACGGAGAAGTGCGAGGACACGCCGCTGCGCACGTGCATATTGCTCCAGTAGAAGCATGGGCGCAGGATGAGTTTCCGGAAGAATTCAAAAGGCAGGTGGGAAAAGGATGACGATTGCAGATGTAAAGAAAGTCTTGTCGGTACCGGGTGTGACTGTACACTATGACCATGCACCTGTAGGCACCAAAGTACCATACGTCACATACACATGCCATGCGGATAGTAATTTCTTCGCAGATGACAAGGTGTATCAGAAGATTAGTTCCATGCGTGCGGTGCTGTACAGTACGAAGAAGAATGAGAAGCTGGAAGCGATGATCGAAGATGCTTTGAATGAAGCAGAAATTCCGTGGAGCATGACAGACGAGTTCGAGAACGAGCAGAAAGTATTTATGACCATATACGAAGCTAAGACCATATAGGAAGCGAGGTAATATAAAGATGGGTAAAGAAAAAAATAAGATTAAGTTTGGATTGAAAAATACACATTATGCGATTATCACAGAGACGGAGCAGGAGGATGGAACAATCAAGAGTACATACAGTACGCCAAAGAAATGGCCGGGAGCAGTAAGCTTGTCGCTGGATCCGTCCGGAGAGTCCAATACGTTTTATGCGGATGATACCGCGTATGCCGTGCTGACGAGCAATTCCGGATATGAGGGAGATTTCGAATCTGCAGTTGTACC